CCTAAATATTTATTAGAATAAACATCTTTTTTATCTACAACCGATTGTAAAGTCATTTTCAAAAGTTGTCCGCTATCACTATCTTGGTCTGATTGAAAATCATTTATTTTATCTTCTAACTCTTCCCAATTCTCTAATTCTGTATTTTTTATTGAACCAAGAGCATCTAAAACAGTTTCATAGTCATCTGGATAATCTTCAAATGAATCATCAAACTCAATACCTTTTATTTGGTCGAGTACATCTTTTGCAGCTCTAACTGAATCTTCATCTGTTGGTTGATTAGTGGTATTCCCATATTGTTTTTTTGGTTCATCTTTTTTAACTAAAGGTGAATCTTTACTTGTTGGATTTGGACCATCTGATGGTAAATCTCTATCGAAATCTTTTCCACTTAATTTTTTTGGTTCAGGTTTATCTGATTTTTTATCACTATCACCACCTTTATCAACTTTTACAAGTTTACCATCTACATTTTTATGTGTGATACCATCTTCTTTTTCTTTACCATAACCCTTACCTTTCCAAACTAAACCAAGTTTTTTGGCTTTTTCTTTTTCTTTATCATCAAGATGTTGTTCTTTACCATCTTCTTCTTTTTTTAACTTGTATGCTTTGGAAGTATCTTCAAGTGTTGGTAATGGTTCACCAAACTTTCTTTCATTCCATAAATTTTCGTTTATTAAATCTTTTAATTTCATTTTAAGTTTCCAACTTTATTAGCCATCTTAACTAATCTTTCTGAAATCTTAGTTAGGGCTTTGTGAGTATTTTTCCAATAACTTCTTGAATCCATATTTAATTCTGTTTTTAATTTAACAGCCATCTTTACCACTCTATCTAATTCACTTAATGAATGACGAACTTCACGAATACTATGACCAATCTTTTGTCTTGGTGTTAGGGATTCATCATTTCTCCACTCGTGATAACGACCTTCATTTACATTTTCAATCTTTTTATCCATTTGTTTACTAAAAGCAGGTTGTATTCTTGATACACTAATGATATCTTTCATTCCACCCTTTAACATTCTACCAACTTTTGTTTTAGCTTGTCCTTTAGATGATGCACCAACAATAGTTTGTATAGTGGTATCATCTTTTTTAATCTTAACTGCAAACATTACTTCATTTATTGGACTTTCAACTGCACCTGCAGATTCAACTTTTTCAAATCCACTACCACTTGCAACAGAATCTCTTCTATCCATTTTACCTGTACCACTAAATGCGTTAGGTGTCATATATCCAGGTGTTGCGGCAGAAGTTGATACTTCTTCAAGCTCTTTTCTAATAATTTTTCGAAGAGCTTCAATAAAAGCTTTTTTATTTATCGTTGTGGACATTATCTAACTCCTTGATTAATTCATAGTATCTCATTAAAGAAACAACATGCGAATCTTTAACAAATTTTCCACCCACAGCAGTTTCTGTATGTTTGATAGCTTCAGTTAATTTAATCTTTGTTATTTTATCATTTATTTTTGATAAATGTTCTTTTAACTTAGATTTTACTTTTGTAACTTCAGTATCTATGAATTCTCTCAAAGAGTTAGTGTTTGATAGGTTGTTGATGTACTCTCTTAATAGATTTTTCTGAGATTCATTCAATGTACTGTATTTTTCATTGAATTTATCAACCAATAACTGATAAGTAAGTAATCTTACATCACTTTCTTCTGCTGAATAACTTTCAACAACTTTATTTTGTGATTTTTTATCGCTAATGTTTGATTGTGTGATATTTTCTAAAATAGTTATCTTTGAATCAGTTTCTTCAATAGTATCAACTACATCTTTGGTAGATTCGTTTTCAAATAGAGTATAAACTGATGCCAATGTTTTATAATTAGAAATTCTTGAGTTAAAAAACGCATTTACATCATAATTTTCTTTAATTGTTTTAATTAAATTGTATTTTTCGTTTTTTAAAGTACGATTTGATAATTTTCTACGATTTTTAATTACCGCTTCGATTAAAATATTTGCTTGAGATTCACTTTTATACTTTTTCTCAATCAAAACTTTGTAAAGTTCATTTTCTTTACCTAATTGGGTATTTTCATTAAAGAATTCTTTAATGATTTTAATAGCAGGTGATTTTTTTGTATCATTCATCACATCGACCGCGATTTGTCTTGTTAATAATTCAAAAAGTATACCTGTATTTTTAATTTTATTATGTTTTTTTCGATTTGACATCAAACACTCCATTTCTAACTATTATATCACATATATAAATATAAAACTTTCAAGAAATCGTTATTTATCTTCCTTAAAATCTTTATATTCTTCATTTATTTCTTCACTATCGATTGTTTCTTTTAATACTTCACGAGCTTTTTTACCAAAAGATTTTTTCAACCCATCATAGTGAGCTAATGCTATCGGTATACTATTTCTACCTAATGGTTCTCTACCTCTTGCACTACCATCTTTACTATATTTTGGTAATTCTTTTGGTCTACCTGCACCAGGTTGACCACCTTCTTCAGAACCACCTATATCTTTGAACGCTGAACCTGCGGCTGATTCATCATCGTATCCACCACTTGATTGCATATCACTTGGTGTTCCAACTGATTCACCACTTTGAGCAGGGTCATTACCTTCCATCTTAATCTGTTCAAATCTAAACGCTGTTTTTTGGTCGTGTACCAACTCTTTATCCATTTCTTTGATTTGGTCATCAGAAAAATTAAAGATGTTTTTATAAATCCATTCTGTACTCATTAATGAATTTTCTTTCATATCACGAGCAAGATTTACTTTATTACCCCATAGTTCAATCTTCTCTTGTTCATATATTGTAGATGGATTAGTTAAACCTAATTCAAAGTTCACTAACTCAGCATCTGTATACCCTTGTGAGTACAAGTGAACAACCGCAATCTTTGTTAATTCACTTACAATAATTCTCTGAACTCTTTCAATAGTACGAGCAAATCTAACATCTTCAGCGGCCAATGTAGCTTTTGAACCTAAGTTTTCTTCATATCCTAAGAACGCTTTTGGTACATGCAATGCCGCAAGTAATCTGTTTTTCAAGTACTCAATATCTTCTGTAGTTTCATAAGTCATACCAGGTAGTGATTCGATATTTGTACCACTATCTCCACCTCGAACTGGCATAAAGAAATCTTCTGTTAAGTTCTGTATGTTGAACTTCAAGTTATAATCACCTGTACCCTCATCAATAAATGGTGTCTTCTTCATCTTGTTGATAATTCTTTGCATATAGTTATCAACTTCATTTGGTGGAATGTTTCCAATATCCACTTTGAAGATTCTCTTTTCTGGTGCTCTCATAATTCTATGTATCAACATAGCATCTTCCATAAGAGTTAATTGTTTCCAAACTTTTCTACCACTTTCTAAAATAGATTTACCATAAGGTATTAAATTACTATCACTCGCCAATCTGAAGTGTGCGATTTGGAAGTTTTCAAACTCAATCTTTTTACCCTTTGTTGTACGAGCGAAATAAGGATGATTTTTTTCAACCGCTTCCATATAGAATTTAACATAATAAGGATTTTCAGGGTCCTCTCCCTCTGAACGAACTAATTCGTAAGGTGAGATAGGTACAACATTTGTAATACCATATTTATCCTCTACATCCAAGTACAAAAAGAAATCACCATATTTAACAAGGTTTCTTGTCCAAGGCCATAAATTAAATTCGATATTCATAATATCATAAAATAAATTATGTAGAATTTGTTTTATATTATCATTATCACTTTGAATTTCCAACACTTGTCCGTATGGATTTTTCATTGTACATTCATCGGCGTAAATATCAAGAGCAGATGCAATAATAGAATCCGCCTCCATACTTTCGTAATCTTTAAACAATCCTAATCTCGCCGCTTGTAATTGTGCGAATGTGGAATATCCACTATTTATCAAATCCAATCCACTATGTAGTTTAGAATATCTATCCACTAAATGTGATTTAGTCATTGATTGTATTTGTTCGGTATCCGCTACTTTTAGTTTTCGTCCACCGACATTTCTTACGATAACATTTGTAGAAAATAATCTTCTTAATCTTCCAAATAATGTTGTATCTGCCATTTTTTACCTCACTTCTATAAGAGCCACTCTAAGGACTCTTTTTTCTTGTTTACTTCCCAATCCCAACTATCGTTTTTATCGATATCGTCATTGGTGTATAAACCCTCAGTATCATTCATTCTACTAAGAGTTTTTTTTGTTAATTCAATTCCCTCAGTTCGTAATCTTAATGCAGTATCACGAACCCATAATCCGATAGCAAATGACATAACTAAATCATCATTATATCCTACCATTGCTTCGGCTCTATTATTATTATAGATGAAAGTAAATAATTCATCAATCAAACGATTTGAACGAACCACTACACTTTCCTCTCTAAAAAATTCTTCTAACTTAGCTATAATTAGTGGACGAGTTTTCATTGTTGTACTGAATCCAGCCACCATATTCTTTTCTTGAGCTCTGTATCTATTTGTCATCTGATGTTGTACATCGATGTATTGTAAATCTTTACTCGTATAAAATAGATTAGGATAATCCCTATCTATTACTTGTTGGATGGTTGCCCAACCAATATTATTGTTTTCTATAATTAGTAAGGCATCGTTATATTCTGTTGAAATACTCACTAACATATTACCAAAATCTTTAGTACTCATCCTACCTTTGTACTCCGCAACTTGTTCTACATTCTCCACATCAATGACATGAAATGCGGAATAGTCTGCTGAATCACCTCTACCAACATCGGCACATACGATATAATCTCGTGTATAATTTGGTGGTTTCCAAACCCATAGATTTCCATCTATTCCTCTCTTTTCTATTGGGTCTTGTTGATGTGCTTTTCTACATTTCTCCAATACAGTACCCTCAATAACTGAAGTACCAGAAGTAATAAAATCACAATCACACTCTTGTGCTGCACCTTGTAAACCTAATAATTCATCTTGTTCAGCTCTCCACTCTTGGTTTCTTTCAGGATGTACAGTCCAATGAAGTTTGATATCATTAAACATTCCTCTACCCTCTTCGGCCTGTACCCAAGTTTGATGAAACCAATTACCCACACCATTAGGTGTAGAAAGAGCGATACAACTACCACCAGTCGTTAGTGTTTGTTGTGATGCAGTCCATATCTCATCAATCTTATCAATAAAGGCCGCCTCATCAAGTATCAATAGTGATAACGCTTCTGAACGAGCAGCTTCAGCTGAAGATGCAACTGCTTTAATTTGTGAACCATTAACATATCGTAGTGATAATTTATTATCCTCAACACATTTCTGTTTCAACCAACTTGGTAAGTTTGCATGCATAACACGAACTTTCGTTACCAAGTTTTTTGCAGTGTCTTGTTTAGTTGCAATAACAAGAATATTTTTATCTTGAAAGAATGTCATCTGCCATAAAGAGTAACCAGCAGTTAATGTACTGATACCCAATTGTCGAGCTTTCAAAATAATATTAAATCTTTCCTTTTGAAATTCCCTTACTGTAGTTTCTTGAAAAGGATATAAACTAAAAGGAACCTTGCCCTTAATTGGATGTTGAATCATACAATACTTTTTTAAAAAGTAGACAGGGTCTTGAGCACACTTAATATACTCTTGTTTGATTACTTCTTTAATTTGTTCTGCCATTATTTTAGTTCGCCTGCAAGTTTAACCGAAACCGAAGTTGCGGCAACACCATAAACAAACCATAACCATTTGTTTTCGTGCCACTTAGGTTTCACTACTTTCACTTTTTCTTTATACAGATTAATAGTTTCTTCTTGTAATTGAAGTTGCTGAGTTCTAAAATCAATAATAAGAGAATCAGATTTTGAATTTTCTTCTAACAATGAGATTTGTTTTTCCAAATCCATTACTAAAGATACATTCAAACTATCTTTTAACTCTAATTCTTTGATTTTGTTAGTGAACCCAAGAACTTCTTCCTCTGTAAAGGTGAAAGTTTTTGTATCTTGCCCAAACAACAAACCAAGAAATAATATGTAAATAAAATATCTCATATATATAAATATATATTACTTACTAAATTTCTTCAAATATTTTACTGCCTCATCAACATCATCTGTTTTGACTGCTTCTTCGGCTTTTGCTATTTGTTTTTTAGTATTAGTTACTTTTCTCTTAAGATTACCAACTTCTTTCTTGTTGACTTTCTTCTTCTTTTCAAGTTTTTCTACTTGTTTCTCAAGGTCTTTAACTTCTTCGTTTTTCGCCTTAATCGCTGTATCTAATTTTTTGACTTCTTCTTTTTTCTTTCCACCAAAAAATAGATTCATTATGAATTCAATGATTCCACCCATTTTATTTTCTCCTTGTTGGTTTTGTAATTCCACATTGTTTTAACAATTCTTCAAAAGTTACTCCCTTTGGTTGATAATCTATATCAGCTTCTTCCAAATCCATTAACTTTTCTATAATTCTTGTATACACACCTATGTTACTTTGTGTATCTGTACTTCCAATTCTCTCGTGATACTCTACAGCAGTTTCACCTAATCGTGAAACTAAATACATTATATCAAGAACTACTGATTCAGGCAATATTAAGTAGTTTCGCTTCTTCATCGATATTTTTCTTTAAGTTACTTATATGTTCTCTCGCCTCTTTCACTATACTATCAAATTGTTCCTCACCCATTTCCCAAGATTCTTTCTCGAGCTGTGCTTCATTTACACCAACTTGGTTGAAAAACTCTGCCTTACCACCTGTTTCTTCAAATTCATCAATACTTTGTTCTAAATCTTTTAAATAAGCTTTCTTATTTTCAAGAACTTTTTTCTGTGCCCATTGTTCATATTCACCTGTAATTCTTAATTTATTTTCCACTTCTACTTGACAATCAAAACAATGATTCATTAATCTCCAAAACTTATCATCAAGTTTTTTCTTCATCGCTTTTTTACATTGTGGACAAAATAAAGGCATACGAAGAGATTGCATTGTTTTACTTAATTCTGATTCTCTTGTTTCTCCACCTTTATCTGTTTGTTTACCCTCATACCCAACTTGTATGTAGTCTTTTTCATAATCTTTACCAGACATCAAATCTGCTAAAGCTTGATTTTGTCTTTTTGACTCTTTACTATATCCTGCCATTATAACTCCTTATCCAAATCTCAAACTACCAAGTATTTGATTGATTGGTGCAAATGCTCCTGTAAACTTATACACTTTACCTTTGTATTTGAACACAATACCTTCACTTGGCACAATTGATTTTACTCCACCAATCGCATTTAGTTTTTGAATTTGTGGTTTTAGTTTTTTTAATTTTTCTATATTACCTTTTTTACTTAAATCCATATAAGCTTTATTTATATCATTACGAATCTTTTGAACTGCTTTATCAGGATTCGCCGCCATATAACCTTCAATGTTTTTCAATATTGTAGCACCAACATCAAAGAACAATACTTCAAATGGTTTTATGTTATTTTTAAATATTCTATTATGGTCTTGTTTATCAGTATTTAATATCCAATCTAAAAATTTAGGATTATCTTTGTAATCATTTTTTATATCTTGAATCTTATATGACTTATCAAAATATGCCCATCTCTTAACCAACTTAGCAAATTGTATTGGTTTTAGTTTAACTTTAAATTGTTTACTCGCATTAAAAATATACTCTCTCCAATATGATTCGTGATACATACCTAAAGTATCTTTATCACTCAACCCAAATTCAGATTGTAATCTTTTTAACCTTCCTAAATAAATAGTTTTTAATTTATCGAAATCTTGATGTTTTTTTACACTTAAAAACTTTGGTTTACCAATCTTAAATGTTTTCTGTATATTTTGATTTATTTGTTTAATCATACCTGCTAATATACGAGCAGAATCTTTTGGTTGTCCTATTGGTCTACCACTTTCATCATACTCTAATGTTCCGTGAAATACAATTTCTGCGACATCATAATCAATTACATTCGCTGTTGCTGGATACATAACCTCTAAATTCATCCATCGTTTACCATTACCGAATATTT